CAGGGCTTTTAAGACCCTGCCCTAGACATTTATTCTATGTTACCTATTTTATTAGGTAAGTTTGTCAATTACGTAAATCCCCTTGGCGTTGTCAATTATCATGCCGAACTGTTGGTAAATCTCAAAATTCCAATAAGGGGGTGTAGTTCTCATTTCATCCCACTGTTTTGATTGAGGAGCACCATAAGTAATAAACTCACCAATGTTTTCTCCTACAATTAGAATCTTGTCTTCGAAGATTAATTTATTATAATCTTCTATGTTATCGTAATTCTGTGGAACAACAAGCAAAGGCACTCCAGAATATCTTCCTATCCAGCCTGTTCTCATAACTTCTTCGATTGCAGATGGAATTGAGTCCTTAAAAGAAGCTCCATCATCCCAAAATGCACCGAATTTAGTAATAGGAGTAAGTGCGGCACGGGTACCAACAATAGCCTTTGCTCCAGAAGTAGTAATGTTGATTTGTTTAATAGCAGCGTCTAACACAGTGTATGTTAGTGGTCCATTTACTGCAACATAGTTGCTAGGGGTATTGGCTGCTGTCCAGACTGAAGAAAGCGCAGTAAACACTTTAGTAATAAAGTAATCCTTTAGCTTCCCCATCATTTCAGTCTTGATACTATCAACTGTACCAATCTCACCATTGGTTAATTCCCAATAGTTAGCCATCACTCCAACGTCTGCACCGTCTAACACAAAGTTAGCACGTTCAGACACTGTAAGTTCATCCTTCAAGTGTTCAGAACCTGGCACTAAAGTACGAACATGAATACCCTTTCTTACCTTTTTAATTAGAATGTCCCCAACGTTTAAGTTTCTTGTGTTCATAAGCATACTAACAAAGTCTGTAGTAATATGCATCAAATTTATTAACTTGTTATAAACAAGTATCCAAGCATTTCTGTTGGATTCTGCTATTTTATCTATAGTAGCAGTTTAGACTATCTCATCATCCAATTTCTCGGAGTCAGTCATACGGATATTTTCTAACTTATACATGAAAGATGGAACAATAAATTGTTTAACTCCATCATAAAATCTACCTATAGATTTTTGACTAGAATATAAGAAGTATTTTATTCCACTCTTATAATTGTCGTGTGATACATAAAAATCTATGTCTAATTTCTCTTTTATAACCTGTGCTAACAATAAGTTATCAGCATATGAAAATGATTGTGTGCATAATGTGATTCTTGGGTAACTGTATATTCCATATGATTTCTTTGAAACATTGTTACTAACTGAACCATCATCCATGAACAAAATTGCAAGTGTTTCCCAATCAAGTAATTTCAAGTAGTGCGGGTCTAGGCATTTATATCCGTTTGGATACATTCGTTGTCTAAACTTCGTGTATATAGGATGTCGTTTGGTAGTCAAGCGATAGAAGGGTTTGCAATTTACTGATTTATTTCCTTCATATCTGTTTATTTCTACTGACGTAACTTCTTCTAGTATAGGTTTTGCCCATTCTAAGAAGTCTAGGTTTTTCTCTGTCTTAACAGTCTGTAGAAAAGAATTACCATTATCTCGTTTATCTCTATATACTCCACCATCACCAAGTATAAAAGCATGTATATATTTGTAAAGTTCTTTTTTATCCATAGTCGTTACACCTCTCGTTTTGAGTTGGCACGGTATTGTCCATTCCTGGAGTTTCACCGTTTTTAGACTGATTTTCGTATCAGATTACTCTGATAAGCCCCATGTGTGTTTAGGGTCTACATATTCTACAAGTAACTCCGCTAGAGCATCGTGTTTGGTTGGGTCTTTCATGTATGAAGCCACAGCCTCATTTAATAATTTTTCATCCATGAGCTTAAGAAATCCTCCTGTAATATGAATCAAAGCTCTGTGTATTTCTACACATTATTTATTACTTACTTTTACTGTGATGTCCATTGTAGCTGAGTCGTAGCTTTGTACATACCCAATAACTCTGTCATCCATAGTAGCTTGGTATTTCAGTTTACCTGCATCAGTAGTATCCTCAGCAGTATTAGCTACAATAACCATAGCTCCAGCTACATGCAAGCTATCACTGGCAATGTATGCTCCTGAAGGAATAGTGTAAGTACCTTCGTCAAAAGCTAGGGCTAAGTAACCTGATGGAATTGTTCTTCCATTTTGGTGACCTGGGTATGTAGTGTAAACTGTAGTATTAGTCATAGGAAGATTGGATGCCTGATCCCAAGCACCAGCTCTCATTGCCCAATCAAAAGAAGGGACTGGCTGATAGAATGGGGGCTTACCATTAGTAACGGGCCATGTGATACAATAGCGCGCTCTCTTGGCTTCCTCTGCTGTAGCAGGAACTCTTACACCTGGTAAATCTGTTCTTGAACCGAAGTCATAACTCCCTACTGTATTCTCTGAAAGTAGAACAAATCTACCTTCAACAATATCAGTAAGAGCTACAACTCCCATTACATATTCGAAACGATTAATATACATCGTCTATTTCTCCTTAGTTATATAGTTTTAGCTTTGCGGTCTCTAAGTGCCTTGATAATCTCTTCCCTTTCGATAGGAGTAACTCCTGTAACGAATGGCACTCTCACCGATGCTGACGACTCAGTAGACTGAGCAAAACCAACCAATTCCTGTAACATGAAGTCAAGTTCTTCCACTTGCATTTTCAACAGTGCTTCTTTCTTGTCTTCAAAATACGTATCGTCTTTGTCTAAACCAGCTTCCTTAAATTTAGTCTTAATAGAAGCTAACTTTTTGACTTTTTCCTTTTCAGCATCAATCTGTTCCTTGAATTCTTTTAGAGGCTTTAACTCATCTTGTAAAGATGCCAACTGTGTAGAGAATTCTGTTTCTTTCTCTTTAAGTAAATTATCTTTTTCAACAATAAGGGCATTAGCCTTTTCAAGTTCACTGGTTACTTTCTCTAGTTCTTCCATTGTTTGTGTATTTTCCTCCGTACTAGAATTTGTTTCTTGGAGTAATTTGGTTGCTTTCCTCACTAACTTATTTTTTACATTTTCATTCAACTCCGACTCAGCGAGTCTGGCTATTGAATTATTTAAATGTGCAACATCCTTGTTACCATTTTTATCTATGTAGGGGAATAACCGCTTGCTACGTGGCTCTGTTTTACCATCTGTGCCAAGTTTGCCTCCGTCTTCAACAAACAAGAACGCTGAATCTGGTAAATCGTCTATATAAGCACGTGTCCATATAGAAGCCTCTCCAAGTTCTGCTGTTACTTCTTCAACTTCTAATGACGACATTGCAACAAAAGGAGTTCTTCCTTGGTAAGCTGGCAAGTTTACAACAGCAAGCCCATTTAGGACACACCCCTTGAATTTTTTGATACCGTCTAAAGTTTCAGAACCAGCGTATGAAATCTCCCAACTAACGTTAGGGGGGTTTCCTTTGGTGTACATATCTTTTAGCAAGGCTATATCGTCTGGTCTCTCTTTTTTCCAAAGAGCGGCAAGTGCTAACAGTTTGTTTCCCTCTTGTTTCAACTGAGAAATAACACCTATTGGGTGTCCAAATGCTTCTGCATGACCATTGGATATGTTACGCTCTGCCATTTTTACTGGAGCGTTAATTCCAGTTTTGATTAAGTTACCGAATTCTGCTTCTTCTATCTGCTCATTATTACCATTGGGGTCACTATCACAAACCACCAATTTCGCCCACTGATATAGAGGGTTAAGGCTAACACTAGCAAATGCTTCACCATCATTCAATAACTCAATATCACTTGTTATTTGCATGATTTTGTTATCTTCCACTATGTACTCCTCACAATAAAGACTAAAATATAATCTTTATTATAGTTATATTATACCATATAGTATGCTTTTATGTTGAAAATATACTATTATTTAGGTTTATTACCGGAATTATTTGGTTTTTTCTGGTTAGGTTGTGCTGTTTGTGTTGGTTTTACTGGTTTAGTGGGTGTGCCTTCTCCAGGAACTCCTGGTTGTGGGCTAAACGCCTGTGGTGCAAACTCACCTAATTCCTTCTCTTTGAGTAAGTCATTTTCATCAGACTTTTTGTACATTTCGTCTTCCCATTTTATACCTAGGGCATTTGCATATGTTTCTCTTGAAACATTACCAGTATTATATAAAAGTGAAAGAGCGTCAAAATATTCTTTAAACGCAGTAAGATTAATTGGCATAAAGGACACAACAGGAGTATATTTAAGTTTGTTAGTTCTAACAACCTCATCCACTATATACTGTAAAACTATCTGTATTCTGTCTCTAAAATTCTCCATAGTTCTTATAGGAGACATCATAGCAAACTGTGGGTCAGATGTTCCTGTTCTTTCTGACTCACCAGTTATAAGAATTCTTGGGAAACCAAGAGCAAATATAATCTCTTGGTTAATATCTTTGTATTTAGTATCATCTATGAGTGCTTTGATATCTGGCATAATCCAGTCTATCTGTAAAGTATGATTAGCAAATAGCTGGAAAATTCTCTCTACGTTCTTTCCTTGCCCATCTCTCCAGAATATTTGGTTCTTAATTGCTTCTAACTCTTCTTGGTTGTCTGCTGTAATTGGAAAGTCTTTATCGCCTAATCTAAATAGTAGGATAGCACTAATAACTCTAGCAGCAAGGCTGTAATCCATACGTCTAAGATTTCTCTTATGGTACAAAGATTCAAGAGCCGACTCTAAGTAAGGGATTGGATATGCTGAATTAGATTGCACTTTACGTCTAAATATATGTTTGTTGTTAAGCAAAATCTTTTTGCTACCGCTATTTATATCTCTAACGAACTCTGGGTAGTTAGCTGCTAGCTTATTATACAAGTCTACATCTCTATTACCATCTTCATATTGACCATGATGTTGTACAAAGTACACCAATTTGTCCGGAACTTCTACAAAGTATGAGGGGTCTGGGCCAAGCAGTGAGTACTCTATAGTAATTGTTGATGGGTCTCTTAGCCACATCATCGTTGGCATAGTTACTGTTGCATACTTTTTAATATCAAAAGATTTTAATTGCTCTCTTGATACAGGATTAAATTGAATTTCTGGAACAACTAAACCAGTTAAAAGATACTCTAAAGCCATAATCTCTGCAAATTCTTTTAGTTTTGGTTTTAATGTACTAAATATCTTGTACTCATTGTCTGAAAGACTTGATTGTGTTATCTCTACGTCCGTAACCCCTATCTCTACAAGTTTGTTTATTGTTGTAGAACTTAGAGGGTCTTTATGATAGAAAAATCTACAGGCTGTAATAAGTTTACGGAAGCCTTTAATTTCCTCGTGTTCCAGTTTGTCTACATCATCAGCAGACCAAGGATTGTTAGTGCTTATGTTATTACCTAACGGTGTTAGGGAAGTGGCAAACGCACTAAAAAGTTCCTTTGTTTTATCTATTAGTTCTTTATTATTATCTTTTGTCATTTTTCACCTATTTATATCCACTGTACGGATACTAGTTTTTTCTTTTCAGACTTAAGCTGAAAGTAGTCATTTTGCAAGTAATATGCTAGAGTTCCACATAGTAGTGCAGATGTAAAGTGGTCTTCCCCTTTTTTACCACCACCTACTGTTAATGTCTTATACGAAATTTCTCCTGATGGGTTCTTTGAATAAGTCATTCTTTCTAGCTCTGTAACCATTTCTATGTCTGTTGATGAGTAGACTATTCTATGGTTATTTGTGTAGTCCTGCAAAATAGAAACGGCAAAAGGCTTCGTTTTGCTTTTTATTTCTTCGCCATCATTATCAAAACCTAACGAGATATTAGAAGAGAAATCTATAGGAACAAGCCTTTTATCGTACCGTTTATGGGTGTATTCTACGTCATTTTGTAAATGGTGTAGAGTAGAAATTCCAGCAGAACCTTTATCAACCCCAATAATAATTGGGTTATATTTGGTATCTAGCATGTCTATTATTTTTTCTTGTATATCATAGGCAACTTTTGTAAGTTTTATTCTTGCATGAAACCTTAGTCTGTTGTGGTCATCTAAAAACATTACAAATATAGCTGTTGGCTCTGTATATCCCAAGTCTATTCCTATGATTGTTTGCACTCGCTTGTCTCTTATGCTAGGAAGTGCTGATAACTTAGTAATATACTCTGACATATTTCCTTGCATCTGCAAGCCATTCATTTCTAATTTATACACATGGTCTTGACCAATTTCCATACTGGCTCTATCAAATAAAGAAAATATAGGCTTTCCATGTTGTGCCAAAACTAAGTGAATATAGTCATCTGAATCTTCCCCACCATATTGTTCAATGGCTTTTTTCTTGTCTTCTTCAGTCCACCTAGGATTTTGATACGCTGAAATTCTGTGTTTAGAATAATTTGAGTTTTCTTGGTCACAATGGTAGTTTACATTCTTCTCTCTAAGACCTGTTGGTACTCCTGCTACCATTAACCTATACCCATCTGTAAATGTGTTTAGGGTTGGCTGTAACTCAACCCAAGTTCCCCAAGGATAATAACCTGAATTTTTTACTAAAATATTATTAGCGAAATAATTATGATTTATTTCAGTTTCTATACTATATAATACTTTAGACCTTGTATTAATTTTAGTTATGTCTAGTATAACTCTTTCTTCAAGTGCGTTGTCTGGGTGCTCATATA